TAAAAAATCCTATACAGTATATTCATATAATAAAACTTTGTTCCTTGGTCGTTGAACGTTGCAAATATGGGTACTTATTTTTGATTATGCAAATATTTATTCATTATTTTGCAAATGCAACCGTTGATGGATTCGACTTTCTTGCCGGAGGTTGCTATCATCAAGATAAAAAGAAAGAGAGGTTAGAATGCGCAGTGAGTGCGTGTTACTCTCCGTCATCAAGATAGGATAGTTAAGAATAAAAAACTATTCAATTATGGAAACATTGTTTTCATTTATTTGGGAAATCTCGAAAGAGATTATAATCCATTATATCATAAAGATGATAGATAAGTACCTTGGAGATAAATAAAAACTGAAAAGTTTTAGCCTGTGGACGTGTCCATGGGCTTTTTTTATGTCAGTAAAATCCTAATCGTCTTTATATTTTAAACAGAAAACTCTTATGACAATTTTAGATTTAATCAAGGCGGCATGTAAGACGAAAGGCGTGCCAGAGAAGTATGCGGAACGTATTCAGAAGACGTTCAAAATCGAAAAAGCTGAAGGAATGGAGGCTTTTGTGGACCTGTTCAAAGAAAATATCCTTCCGGCTATCCAGGAGGCAGAGAATGAAGCTAAGACTACGGCTGAAACGGCTGCGGTCGCTGCATACGAAGCAAAACATGGATTAAAAGACGGTAAACCGGTGGAAGATCCGGATAAGAATAAGAAAACGGAAGAAGAGCTGTTGAAGGATCTTAGCCCGGAAGTAAAAGCTTATCTGGAAAGTATGAAGAAGAGTGTCGATGATATGGCTAAAAAGGTGGGTGATTCCATTACTAACTCGGCAAACGAAGCCAAAAAAGAAACAGTTCGGAAGCAGTTGAAAGATGCCGGTCTTCCGGACAGCTGGCTGGGACGTGTGGATTTGGCTTCTGAAACGTCTATCGAGGATCAGATCAAGACACTATCCGAAGAATATACCGGAATCCAGCAAAAGGCGATCGATGATGCTGTGGCTCGTGGCGATTACGCTCCCGGTTCCGTAAATCTTCAGGACCGTTCCGAAGCGGATTGGGCGAAGCTGATGGATCAGGACGTCGATAATAGTGCAAATAATCCCGGTGTGGTAAACCTGGGTATTGAATAATCCAAGTAAAGTGTAACGTTATGTACAGAAAAAGAGAAAGAGAATTCCAGTATCCTCCCGGAATTGAAAAGATTATTGAGGATGTGATCGGTGGTGGGACGATTGATCGCAGAGACTTGCAGAACGCTTTGTTCAATGGCAAGGCGTTGGACGAACTGCCTCCGATTGTAATAGTAGTAAAAGATCCGGAAACAGGGCTGTATCATGTATTGAAGACGGCAATGGCTTCCGATGCAGGTAGTGAAACAACTTATAAGGTGGCCAAGAATCATCTGTTCGGTGTGGGTGACTTCGTGACGATTGGTGGCGCTTTGACTGGCGCTTCCGATAAGATCACAGCTATTGATAAGAGTAATGCGGATTTCGATACGATTACGCTGGCAGCAACGATTGGGGCTGCAACAAAAGGTCAAGTATTGGTTCAGGCTAAAGACAAGCAGGCTGCGAAAGCCGCCAAGTTACCTTATGATGGCGAATTGGTCGTCACGATGAATAAAGTCGACTTGACTGTAGCTAACCAGCAGTCCGGGTTATTGGTAAGAGGTACGGTAAACGAATCCTGTATGCCGTTCCCGGTAGATAAGGACTTAAAGGCATTAATGTCGTTTATCCGTTTTGTGTAATCCATTAAAATCTGATATATGGAAAGAAGTTTAATTAAACAGGTGAATAAAAAGAACATGGCGGCTCGTTTGAATACCCGGCATGTGAAACCAGTCGTTTTCCCGAACTTCTTCGGGGTGAAAAGAAAGACTTCGTTGAAGTGGGAGACACTGACCGGCGAGAAGGGTGCTCCGGTAATGGCAGATGTGATCTCTTTTGACGCTTCCGCTCCGCAGAAGACGCGCGAGGTAATCAGCAAGTTGTCCGGTGATATTCCAAAGATAGCCGTTAAGCGTGGTATGAACGAAAGTGATTACAACGAGTACAAACAGTTGGAACGTGACGCACAGGGTGACGCAGATCAATTGGCATTGCTGAACCTGGCTTTCAAGGATCAGGATTTCGTGTATAACTCTGTCCGTGCCCGTTTCGAATGGTGGTGTATGCAGCTCATGAGCCGTGCGGGTTTCCATTTGTCGGCAAAGAATAATAGCGGTGTCGTTACGGCTGAGTTTGTTGGTTGTGGTATGCCGAAGAAGAACCAGCGTAAATCTTCTGTAGATTGGAGCAACGCTTCAACGGCCAACGGCTTGCAGGATATCGAAGATACGGTTGTTGCTGCTTCTGCCGAGGGAGTAACGATTCGCTATGTAGTGATGCACGTGGCTGACTTCTCTTTGTTGAAGAAGCAGAAATCAACATTCGACACATTGAAGGCATGGGTTAATTCGTCTTCAAAAATATTGGTGACGAAAAATCTTATCAACGAGTATCTGGCCGAACAGGAAATCCCGGTGAAGATCATTACTGTGAATCCGTCTGTCCGTATCGAGGACAAGGCTCATCGTCGTAAGACGATCAATCCGTGGGAGCGTAAACGTGTATGTTTCTTGGAGGATTTGAAGGTTGGTGATATCCAACACGGACCGATTGCAGCCGAATCTTCCGCTACCTTGCAGAAGATTGCCCTCATGGTAAAACAGGATTGGGTATTGGTTACCAAATGGTCTGAACTGGAACCGTTCAAGGAATGGACGAAAGCAGAAGCAAATGCTATCCCTGTCGTAAACGATCCGGATGCCATGTTCATCATGAAGGTGGATGGCAAGGATTGGAGCGCATCTGAAGATACTGAAGGTACGGATGATATCCCGGCAACATTCTTAGGTGAAACTGTTGAACCGGAAGATCAAACGATTCAGGATACCGAAAACGGAGAATAACGGCCATGGATAAGACGATCCGAGATACAATACTTGCTTATCCCGGTCTTGCCGACTGTGAAGATTTTTTGGACAACGTCGTTTTGCCGGGACGCGGCCTTGAAGGTACAGAGGATAGTAAGACGATCGATATTCAAAAACAAAAGCTGGTGGCTGCCGACCTGTATTCAATGGTCGGTGGTCTACCGGACTTCACAGAAAACAAACTCTCTATCACTTATCCTCGTTCCTGGTATGACGCTACGGCAAAACGGCTGTATAGGGAAGGTGGAGAACCGGAGAAAGCAGAACTGATCGGGAATAAGATTGAAGTTCCAAAAGGAAGGGCACGAAACAGATGGTAAGACGGTATTCACATAAAGCGATAGTAACAATCCAATCCGGACAATTGGTAAAAGGGGAATGGGTTGCCGGAGAACCGACGGAAATAGAGGTTACAGGGCAATACTTTCCATCCAATAGCGGACAGCAATTGAAGCGGAATGTCGATGGGAAGGAATTTATCGTACACGGTGAGTTCTCGACAAAGGCCCGTCCTGTGGAAAATGCGAAGCATATCCGGATTGACAGTATCGCTCTCGATGTGGATATCATTAGCTGGGAACCGTTTCAGACTCACTCTGTAATCTATGTGTAGCTTATGGCAAGGAAAGGTGGTTTGACTCCGATGTGGAGCGATAGAGAAGTAGAACGTTGGTTCGATTATTATGTGGACCGGGCGGAAGAGCGGATATACAAATTATTGCAACGTGCCGGGGAAGAGTTCGTGAAGATTGCCCGAAAGAAAGGAAACTATCAGGATCATACTGGTAACCTCCGTAGCTCTATCGGTTATGTGATCGTCAAGGATGGCGATATATTGACCGAGAACTACGAGTTGTCAGATAAGAAAGGTACCGATAAATATACGGGATTGAGAGAGGCTAAAAGGCTCGTATCAGAATTACTACCCCTTTATAAGAATGGCTGGGTATTGATTGGTGTAGCCGCTATGCCTTATGCCAAGTATGTGGAAGCAATCGAAAATCTGGATGTTATCTCCGTTGCCACGGAACATGCCGAGGATTGGATCAAGAAACAGAGTCGAATGTTATTTGATAAACTCGCTGAGAAAGGATATTGAACATGGCTGATCAGTTTGATATAGTAGATATCGTGTATGATGCGGTTGAACCGGTCAGTACGAGCTTTATTCTGTACAAAGATCGCTCTGGTGATGGTGAGACAAAGAATCATATCACAATCCGGATGCTCACGTTAAATGAAACAGAGGTTGTGAATAAAGGTTCGGTTAATATCAACGTATTTGTGAAGAATCAAGCGAAAGGCAGGCCTGATCGACAGCTAATGAAAGGAGTGACACGAAAAGTTAAGTCTGCACTACGAAATATCACACCTCCTTTCGGCATGTATTGGAAATCTCGGATCGTATGGTCCGAACCTCTTGGCGAAGCAAAAGAAGGCTTCGATTGTACGAATATAAGATTTGAAGTAATAACAGAAATAGATTAAGAATATGGCTAATGAAAGAAGTTTGGCGGTAGGCGTATCCTTCTTAGGATATGGTGACCCCGGTGATGGTGTTCCGGCCTCTATTTATACACAGTGTCCGATCGTTCATGAAGGCTCAGTTGCTTTCAATTTCAATGAAGCGACCTCTGTCGATTTCCGTGCGGAAGGGATGAAAGATCCCTGGGAGTCATTCGATAAGGCTGGCGACCCGGATAGTTTTGAATTTGCTATCCCGTCGCCGACAGCTCAGGAGATGCTCGCGTTTTGTGGTGGTTCTGTAAGTGGTGGTAAGTGGAATGCTCCGATTGATATTCCAAATATCCGCAAATCGTTCAAGATACAGACAACACCGTACAAAGGTAAGTATACGGAATATACATTTGCCATTTGTAAAGTCAGTGCCCGCTTGAGTCAGGCTCCGTCTTCAGAACAAACAGACCTTTTGCTAGTTAAATGTACCCGTTTGGCAGCAATTACCTCTGCTGGGCAGCAACGATCTTCGTTCGGTCGGGCGGTGATGAATGTAACCCTTACTCCGGTAACGGCAGTTGCAATCACCGGTACACCCAGAGTTGGTGAAACGCTTATGGCCACCTTGACACCTGCGGAAGCGACTGGTGATTTCCAATGGCAACGTAAAGTGGATGGCCAGGGAGAAGCCCAAGATATTGAGGGGGCTATTGGTGACAGTTATATGATCCAGCCGGAAAATGAAGGCGATAAAATCCTTGTCAAGTTTATGGCAAACGGTTTGTATTCCGGAGAGAAGACAAGCGCAGAAACAGAAGCCGTACAAGCAGCAGAATAATTAAGGACTGTTGTTTAGGTTATCGAAAGCCTCGGAACTATCCGGGGCTTTTATATTTTAATCGAAAATATGAGTGTAAAACAAGTACTCCAGTTAGAAAGTGAATCCGTTTCTTGTCAGCCGGTAACCATTCCGTTTGAATTTACCCGGCTTGAATCATTACCGGAAGGAAAGACGGTAGGGGATAGTATCGCCATAACCCCGATCACTGTCCGCACCTGGTTTCGAATAAAGCCTCTTTTGCTTTATATCGATAAAGAGGATAGAGAGGTTTTGATTGCTGATAAGAATAAAGGATTTTCCAATCAGGTCGCCGAACTGATAGCCAAATATGACGAACTTATCTTTGAAATCGTATGTCTTGGCATTCATAATAAGAAAGGTGATATGCCGGCCTGGTTCCGGGAAGTTCTGAAAGACAACTGTACATGGGAGGATATCTATATCCTTCTGAATGCCGTCTTGTACCGGGTAGGCTGTAACCCTTTTTCTCGTACTATCATAGCGCTGGAAGCTGTGAGCCCGTTAAGCGAAGTGGAGATAATAGCCCTTCAGAAAAACAGCGAGACATGGAAGAAGAAGGCCCTCAAAGCAGCTTCATGTTCTTAGTGACCTGCAACGAGGCTTTCGGCTATTCTCATGAACAAATATTGGATAGCAGCTTTGTTTTGTTGGTCGGCATGCTTCGTGAACGTGGTTATTTGATGAATCGAAGGGTCAAAGATTTTCATTCGGAAGATACGTCAATTAAAGAGGAAGATGGAGAATGGGTTGAAATGGTTGACTTCGATACAGGCCATGTGAAACGGATAAAGAAAGTTTTATCTGCATAACTATATATTACATTGAAAGTAGAGAAAAGGTTTTGTCATAGTGATAAATTTTGATTTGTTTGGTAGTAAGAAAGCCCTGCGGACTGTGAAGTTAGCAGGGCTTTGTTCGTTAAAAAGATATCGGGTAACGTTCCGGATGAATTATGCTGTCAATCTCAAGATCCACATCGATTGCATCCCAACGCAACGATTCTTCATCCGGCATGGTTACATCCAATACATCCGAGACTTTTGCATTTCTAAACCAAGGATATCTGTCATACGATAGATAATATTCCTTTCCTCCTACGAAAAGGAGGATACCGCGTGCATTAATCATTGTTACTTCCGCGGTGGTTGTTCCATTTTTCTCTAATAATACGCTCATGTTTTTGTACCTCCTTTAGTATGTTTGAAATTTCAGTTGAAGAAAAACCTTTATTCTCAGCCAAAGAAATAGAAGGTTCTATCCAAATTTTAGCCTTTTTTTCTGCCTGTCTGATATGTATATGCATTCTGTTTTCTTCTAAAGAGAAGAAAAAGAAACGCATTCCATTTTTATAAAAAACCGTTGGACTCATACAGCAAATATACAAAAGATTCCTGAATACAAATGCTTTTAGTTTATATTTTACCATAAACGCATTATGGGAATTAGAAATAGGGAGGGAGCGCTATATGTTGCGACAGGATTTGATAACTCTGGCTTTTACGAGGGGAAACGCGAGGCTATGGGAATTATCAAGACTCTGGCAAGTGAGATTACCTCTTTTGACGTATTCGGTGGCATTGGTATTAGTGCGGCAACTGCTTTTGCACAGGCAGCAAAAAGCTCATACGACTTTGAAAAAGAGTTCCGGAAGAACATGCTGGAAGTGGCGACCATTTCCACGCAGGTGACGGATGATATGACCGGTTTTATGAATCAGGTTATGTCTATAACCCAAGAGATACCGATCAAGGCTCCGGAGGCCGCTAAAGCACTTTATAGTATCGTTTCTGCCGGTCATGATGGGGCGGCTGGTATGAAAATTCTAGAAGTTTCGGCTAAAGCAGCCGTGGGAGGGCTTACAGAAACCGAGACGGCAGCCGATGCTGTTACAACGATCCTGAATGCTTATAAGATGTCAGCAGAGGAGGCCGGTACAGTCTCGGATCAGCTTTTTACAACTGTCCGATTGGGTAAGACTACATTTGGCGAATTAGGAGCCTCCATAGCCCAGGTTGCACCTATTGCGGCCGCATACGGGATCAGTATTGATCAGGTGTTGGGTGCAGTCGCTTCATTGACCAAACAAGGAACGCCGACATCGCAGGCAATGACCCAAATCCGGGCTGCTATCCAGGGTACTGCTGGGGAACTTGGGGATGCCGCTTTTCAAGGGCGTACTTTCCAGGAAGCATTGCAGTTGATTAATGAGAAGGCTGGCGGTTCTGCTTCTAAGATGAAGGAAATGCTCGGTACGGATGAAGGATTGGCTGCAACATTGGCTTTGACCGGAAAGAATGCTAAGTCGGCAGCGAGTGATCTCGGAGAGTTACAGAACTCTTTAGGAGCTACGGAAGCCGCGTTTGAGAAGATGAAAGATGCTGCAGACAATCAGCTTACATTGTTGGCTAATAATGTACAGGCCTATTTGCGTCCTTTGGGAGAGAAGATTCTGAAAGAAGTCTCCGATATTGCCAAGGCTTTTAATGAAGCATTTGAGAATAACGATATAGAAGGTACAATATCAAACCTTGAATCGTTGGTAAAGAATGCAGCTGGAGCTTTTCTTTCATATAAAACAGCTATTCTATTAGTTCAGGTAGCTCAACATTCGTATATAAAATCATCTGCTCTAAGCCGATTAGCGACAATTCAACATACGACAGCTACAGCATTACTTACCGGTGCTTTAAGAAAACAGGCTGTTGCTATGTTGGCAGCAGGAAAGGCAGCTCTTACAAACCCATATGTATTAGCAGTGGCAGGTGTTACCGCATTGGGATATGCAATATTCAAACTTGCGACACAGGCTACAGCTTCGGAAAAGGCGTTGGCTGCTCATAATAAGAGAGTCGCAGAAATGAGAGAATGGTCTGATGGAATGAGAAGCCAGACGGAAGAAATGTTGGGTGTGTTGCAAGATGAAAATAAGTCCACTTTGCAAAAGGTTGAAGCTTATAAAAAGTTACAAGAGCTTTATCCGAATGAATTGAAGAATCTTTCTCTACAGAAATTCCTTTTAATGGATATGGTTGAAGTCAACAAGATGTTGTCCAAGTCGATAGATGATCGTACTATGGCACAACAACGTGCCACTGTGAATTCCATTGAAGAAGAGATGGCTAAAAATAGTAAACGGATTTCTCAATTAGATAAAAAAAGTTGGATTGACACTAGCTTCCCGGAAGCACTTGAATTACGTCGGTTGCGAAAACGGAATGAGCAGCTAAAGATAGAACATGAGAAAGCAGTAGAGATCGTTGTACAAGGATTAAAAGATCGTACAAAAGCAGAGGCTTTGGTAAATAGCCAATCAGAACAAGAAGAGACGAAGTTTGCAAAACCTGTAGATCAGAAAGAACTTGAGAAACAGAAAAAACTTCAAAAGGAACTCTTATCCCTTCGTTGTCAAAACCAGCAATCCGAAATTGACCTGATGAAAGAAGGTTCCGACAAGAAGATCGCCCAGTTGAATCTTGATTATGACAGAGAGTTGGATACTATCCGTGCAAGAGAAAAAGAATGGAGAGAGGCACAAGGCGGAAAGTTGACTAAAGAGCAGACGATTGAGATCCGAATGGCAAAAGTCAATGCTGGGGCCAAATTAGGAAATGCGACATCTGATGTTATCCATGAGCAGATTGAAGCAGAAGAACGCGCCATGAACGAATACTTGAAAGAATATGGTTCATATTTGGAAAAGCGTCAGGCTATCACGGAGCTTTATAATGAGAAGATAGCAAAGGCCACAACGGAAGGTGAACGGCTTTCCCTTGCAGAAGGTATGAAGAAAGAGCTGGCGGACGTGGATAATGAAGCCCAAAAGAGCACCTCCATCATCACCCGGTTGTTTGATGATATGAGTAAAAAGAATATCACCTCTATTCGTGCCATTGCGGATGAAGCGGAAAAATTCTTGTCTTTTCTTGAAAGAGGGGAATATTCCTCTGATAATTCATTCGGTATTACCAAAGAACAGTTTGATGTGCTTCGCAAGTCACCGGATCAGTTGAAGGCCATCAAGGATGAAATAGCCAATGTTCGCCGTGAAGCTGACCAAATGGAAACCTCTTTTAATAAAGTTTCAAATGGCTTGAAAAAAGTCTTTACCTCTGAAAGTGATGCCAAGAAGTTAAAAGAAGGTTTGGCAGAAATAGAAGAGGGCATGAGTGAAATTATGCAGACCGGACAGTTCCTCTCTGATACGTTTTCGAAGCTCGGAGATTCGTTTGGTGGTGTATTCGGTGGGATAGCTGAAGGTTTCAGTGTGGCTATGGACACTGTAAGTTCTGCAATGAACGGTGCGAAAGCCGGTTCCATGTTCGGTCCGATCGGTGCGTCTGCCGGTGCTGCCATTGGCGTTGTTACATCTTTGGCCGGTGCCATCGCCAAAATCCATGACAAGAAGAACGAAAAACGTATTCAGCGGTTGCAGGATCAGATCGACACATTGGATAAATCATACGAAAAATTGGATAAATCCATTCAGAAGGCTTATTCGAATGATGCTTCCCGATTGATCGATCAGCAGAACAAACTGTTGGAACAACAGAAAGTTTTAATCCAACAACAAATCCGTGAAGAACAGGATAAAAAGAATACCGATAAGGATAGGATAAAAGAATGGCAAAGCCAAATTGACGAGATAAACGAAGCCATAGCGGACAACAAGGAGAAGGCCAAAGATGCCATCTTCGGGGAAGACCTGAAATCCGCCATTGACAACTTCGCTAACGCACAAGCCGAAGCGTGGGCTTCCGGTGAAGACCGGGCAGAATCGGCAAAGGATACTGTCAAAAAGATGATGCGCCAGATGGTCACAGAATCCATCAAGGCAGCAACGGAATCTTCCGGTGCGATGGAGAAGATTCGTGACAAACTGAAGGAGTTCTATGCCGACAATGTCCTTTCCGGCTGGGAACAGGATTATATCTATAACATGGCGGAAGAACTGCAAAAGGAGATTGACAGGCAGTTCGGTTGGGCTGATAGCCTAATGAAAGATAAGGTGGAAGAGCCGGAGAAAGAAGAAGATATATCCGAAAATACCCTGAAAGGCGCATATGCCAAAGCTTCCCAGGAAAGCATCGACCTATTGGCCGGTCAGACCGGGGCCGTCCGTGTCCTGTTGGAAGACATCCGCGGCAGTATGCAACCGATCCGGGAACAAATGAGGCTGATCTATGATATGCAATCCAGAGGTTGGGAAGAAGTGAAGGCCATCCGCGAACTATCAGATAAAGTGGAAAAGAATACCGATCGGATCGCCGAGAATACGAGAGAGATCAAAGAGGTTGCCGGTAAGATATCGGAGAACACCAGAGGCACGGTTGATGCCTTGGAAGGTACTATTAACGTAAAAGTAAAAATGTAGCATTATGGATAAAGAGTTTTTTGAGATAGCAAACCGGTTAGGTGCCTGCCGGTTGTTGCATGGTACGGAAAACAAAGAAGAGCTTATGCGCCTTCTGCTGACACCGCAGGGTACGGAGTTCTGCATGAAGAATAATTTCCCGTCTATGGAACAATTACGAGAGTTCCGGGGCAAGAAGGCCGAAAGCATGGGAATCTATATCGAGACGGACGTGAAACTGACGAATCCGGTGAAGGTATTCCTGGCCGGTTCCAAGGCAATCCTTCATTTTGATACGATCGGCCGCTACAACGTGATCCTGATGCACGGGGCGGAAGCCGAGATCCATGCGAGTAACTATGCCGTGGTGTTCGTAAAGAACGCTGGCGGTAAGGTAATAACTCATAAAGACCATACAGCACGTGTATTATGACAATAGATGGAAAAGACCTATATACTGAATGGGGATGTAAATTATTGGAAGGTTCTTTTGATGATCTTCTGAAATACCCCAAACGTAAGGCAGTCAAATATAACAACTGGGCGGAAGCCGACGGGATCGATCCCGATCTGTCGGTTGTGGAGTTCGAACCTAAGACCGTCAAGTTGAAATTCCTCATGAAGGCAGAAACGCTTGAGCAGTTCCGGTCCGGGTATAGAAAGTTTGTTGCTGATCTGTCCGCACCGGGCTATCGGGAATTCAATCTTATTGCCGGTATGACCAACCGCTTACGATTCAATGTCGGCTCTTCTCACGAACAGCCTGTGCCATTTAATGCAGGGGAGAACGTATCTGTGTTTGAACTTTCTTTTGTCGAGGACAATCATGCCATTTATCCGGCAACTCCGGCCGGCGGTATCGGGCTTCGCGGGCAGTATGCGATTAATGGGATAGACTTTGCAGACTTCGGTATAGGATCGGACGATAACCAGGAGGACATCTTGAAATATCCTGCGGTTAAGGCGCCGTTCACCGATGGCCGTACGGTAGACCTTTCGACAATCAAAACCCTGCATCGGGAAATAAAACTGTCCCTTTGGATGTTGGCCGGCAGTGTGGAAGAGTTTCTGAATAATTATCGGGCATTCTTTAGCCAGATATCCGGTGTAGGAAATCAGGAATTATATATTAAGACGTTGGATGGTATCATTCAGGTGTACTATACTGATTGCCCGTCCTTTTCTGTGGAAGTCTGGCAGGAGAACCGGATAGGAGCAAGATTCACTATTTCTGTTGTTGTTCCCGTAGTGAGTTGGATAGATGCTGGCGGTGATGTTCGTTACCGTGTGCTGAAGGATCCGGATTTGGGGTTATTGGCAGACGAGCAAGGTAGAATAATAGTTTTCAATTGATATGGCAGAAGAATTTGAAATAATCAGGGCTAATTTGCTTCCGGCAGCCGGAACAATAACCGATAATGATATGATCCTGATCATTCAGGGTGGGAGACCTAAGCGTGCTTTGCCCTCTGCAATGAAAGGTAAACAGGGCGATCCCGGCCTTAGTGCGTTTTTAGGGATAAACGATAAATACATCCTTTGGAAACAAGGAGCTAATGGTGCTTGGCAGAATCTGTTGGAAATTGAAAAAATTCGTGGGCCGAAAGGAGAGAAGCCGGTTTTTCGAAAGTTGAACGGTACGCTTCAAATGAAATACGAAGGTGAGCCGGATAGTGCATACGTGGATATTTTCGACCGTGAAGAATTGAAAATGAAGTTTTCCGATCTGACACCAGCAGAAGTGGATCAATTGAAACTGCATTTTTCTGATCTGACAGAGACTGATAAGGCCGAACTTATGAAGCCGGCAACGGATGCGGCAAAAGAGGTTCGTGAACAGATGTCCCAAATTAAGGAGGAAGCTAATACTGCTATATCGAATGTAAACACCGCAAAAGTGAGCGCAGAGGCGGCAACCAAGGCTGCAAATGATGCCGCAGCTTTAGCAAATGCCGCAGCTGGTCAAGCAACTCAATCTGCCGGAGATGCTGATGCAGCGACCAAATTGGCTGTTGCTGCCACTGCATTGGCGGAGGAAAAAGCCGGTATAGCCAATACCGCAGCCGAGAATGCCGATACCGCAGCAGCTTCAGCCAATATGGCAAAGGAAGAAGCAGATAAAGCAACTGTTGAAGCCAATATAGCCGCAGGAAAGGCCAATGATACCGCAGGAAAGGCTGACACGGCAACATTAAATGCCAATACCGCAACGGATAAAGCGAATGAAGCAGCATCCTCGGCTACAACTGCCGCCGAAAATGCTAATGCGGTTGTAGAGCGTGCGGATGATACCATAGCTTCTGCCGAGACTGCTACAAAATCGGCGACGGATGCAGCTTTGGCCGCAAACACGGCAAAAGAAAATGCAGACAAGGCGGCAAATACAGCCAATGTTGCCGCTACTCAGGCCAATGAAAAGGCAGGACTGGCGGATACGGCTGCTTTGGCTGCTAATACAGCAAAGGAAGATGCCATAGTCGCAACCGGCGAGGCCAACACAGCCGCCGACCGCGCCAATCGTGCAGCCGAAGCCGCCGAAGGAGTCATCAGTGGACTACAACCCGACTGGAACGTTACCGATCCTGTCAATAAGAACTACATCAAGAACAAACCGGAGATCCCGACGTTGGAGGCTATCCCGGACGAAAATACATTGAGCTATGTCAATACCGACGGTACAACCATCAATTTTCGTATCGGTGATGATGTGCGTGTAGCGGAAGATGGCGAATATGTATTCTACCGGCTTTATGATCTTGCCGGGGGAAAAGCCTCGTGGCAGGAATCCGGCAGCGGTACAGCCTTGCC